ATAATTGACTATCACGGAAAACCCGAGGTATGACATGGAAAAACAAACGAAACGAAAACCATCAGGCGCGGCTGCATTAGGTGCAGGCCCGGGAAGGCCCAAGGGCATACCTAATAAGGCCACCACTGCGTTTAGAGAGACTGTTACTAGGTTGCTAGAGGGTAACAGTGAAAACGTCGCTATATGGCTAGATCAAGTTGCTACAGGTGGGGGTGACCCAGATAAGGCAGACCCAGCTAAAGCACTAGACCTATTGGCAAAGCTGGCAGAGTTTGCAGCGCCTAAGCTATCCCGCGCAGAGGTAGCAGGCGACCCAGATGCACCGATTAAGACGGTCATTGAATGGCAGCAATAAAGCGCATTATTATTTCCTATAAGCCCCGAGGTGCGTTTGTAGACTTTCACAATAGGCGCACTCGCTGGGCGTGCCTTGTGGCACATAGGCGTGCTGGCAAAACAGTTGCCTGCATCAATGACCTGATAAAACGGGCATATACAGACGGAAAAGAAAACGGGCGCTATGCTTACATTGCCCCATATCACTCGCAAGCAAAATCAATCGCATGGGATTACCTGCTTAGATACACTGCTGATGTGCGTACTACCGCGAACGCTTCAGAGTTGTGGGTTGAACTGTTCAATGGCGCAAGAATTCGGCTATTTGGCGCAGATAACCCTGACGCACTGCGAGGAATGTACCTAGATGGGGTGATACTGGACGAAGTGGCAGACATGCGCCCCCGTGTATGGGGTGAAATCATCCGGCCCTTACTTGCTGACCGTGGGGGCTGGGCTGTATTCATTGGCACACCAAAGGGGCATAACTTCTTTTACGACATTTGGAAAACTGCTAACGCTTCTGATAACTGGTTTGCAACATCCATAAGGGCCAGCACCTCCGGCCTGATTAGCCCTGACGAACTGAAAGATGCCAGCCAAGGCATGAGCGATGACCAGTATGAGCAAGAGTTTGAGTGCTCATTTGAGGCCGCTATTCTTGGAGCGTACTACGGCAAAGAGTTGCGAGTATTGGAAGAACAAGGGCGCGTCACTGAGGTGGACTACGACCCGAAACTTCCAGTCTTTACAGCATGGGACTTGGGCTATCACGACGACACGGCGATATGGTTCTATCAAGTCACGCCAACTGAGATTCACTGTATTGATTATTACAGCGGCTCAGGGCTATCTATTGATGACTACGCCAGCGCGGTATTGTCAAAACCTTATAAGTACGAGCGCCACTGGTTGCCACATGATGCAAGGGCAAAAACTCTGGCTAGTGGGGGAAAATCTATTATTGAGCAGCTAGGCAAGCATTTAACCGTGGCAAAAATGGCAATAGTTCCAAGCCTGTCGGTACAAGATGGTATCCAAGCCGCCAGAGCTATGCTGCCCCGTGTGTGGTTTGATAAGGAAAGAACCGAGGAAGCGGTAGAGCTATTAAAGCAATATCAGCGCGAATGGGATGACGATAAAAAGGCGTTTAGAGATAAACCACGCCATGATTTTACTAGCCACTGCGCAGACGGTTTTCGCATGATGGCTATAGCGTGGCGTGAAAACAAGCCAAAAGAACCAGAAAAACCCGCAGAATTTGCCATAAAAGGGCAAAATGGGCGCATAATCACGCAAAGTTTAGATAAACTATGGGCTGAAACACCTACAAAGCGCGAGAGGTTTTAGATGAGATCAGTACATAATCGTTGCGTTAGTGGATTGGAATTGCATTACATGGGAATGCAGGGAATGTTTAAGAGTGCCACGCTATACATCAATACGGATGCAAAAATCCTAAGCAACAAGCAATTCAAGCGGTTTTGCAGACTTAAAAAACAATTTCAATCCAAAAAGCGCGCAGGAATCATCCCATGATTGACAAAGAAGAAATAAACCCTATAGACGAACATCGTCGCTGGACGCAAGAGCTAAAACTTGCAGCGGAGGAGGATAAAAAGTGGTTAAAGCGCGGGGATAAGATCGTTAAGCGCTACCGCGACGAGCGCCAAGGGTGGAGCGACACGGGCAAACGCTACAACATTCTCTGGGCAAACATTCAAACCATGCTGCCTGCACTGTACGGGCGTACACCACGCGCACAAGTAGAGAGACGCTGGAAAGATAAAGACCCAGTGGGACGCACTGCGGCGGTTATCCTTGAGCGCGCACTGCAATACGAGATTGACCATTATGGAGATTTTGACAACACCAACAAACACGCAGTATTAGACCGATTATTGCCCGGTCGTGGCACTGCATGGGTGCGATTTGAAACCAAGGAAGTGGCAGAGGCAGAAGTAATTGAAGAGCCTACTGAGGATGTGATGGGCGAACAGCCTGACATGACCTATGAATGCACCCCTACTGATTACGTATTTTGGAAAGATTTTCGCTGCTCCCCGGCTCGCACATGGGATGAGGTTACATGGGTAGCACGCCGCATTTACATGACACGCGCCGATGGCGTTAAGCGTTTCGGTGATGATTTCAAAGAAGTACCCCTAGCCCATGAGCCTATCGGACTGGATGACCTGAGCAAAGCAGGCGCAAGCCAGGCCGAGCAGGAAAGCCTAAAGAAGGCGATTGTTTGGGAAATATGGAGCAAGGGCGATAAGCGGGTTTACTGGGTAGCAGAAGGCCACAACAAGCTATTGGACAGCAAGGAAGACCCATACGGATTAGATAACTTCTGGCCTTGCCCTAAGCCTCTGTTCGCTACCCAGACCACAGATACCCTAGTACCTGTACCTGACTACGCGCTCTATCAAGACCAAGCCGAAGAAATCGATATGCTTACGCAGCGTATTGGTAACTTAGCCGAAGCTCTAAAGGTGGTAGGTGTTTACGATGCAAGCCAGCCAGCTATCGCACGAATGCTGAATGAGGGCGTAAATAATACCCTGATTGGCGTAGATTCTTGGGCTGCTTTTGGTGAAAAAGGCGGCTTAAAAGGCACAATTGATTTCTTGCCGCTTGACCAAGTGGTAAACGCCCTTAATCACTGTTACACAGCGCGGGAGCAAGCGAAGCAGGTAGTTTACGAGGTTACTGGACTGTCAGACATTATTCGAGGCGCGTCTATGGCCTCCGAGACTGCCACAGCCCAACAGATTAAAAGCCAATATGCAAGCCTTCGCCTAAAACGGATGCAAACCGAAGTGGCGCAATTTTGCTCAGATTTGCTACGCATCAAAGCACAAATGATGTGCGACCTGTACAGCCCTGAGAGCCTAATTGAAATGTCGGGCATTATGGGGACGGACGACGCGCAATACGCAGAAAAGGCTATTGCACTGATTAAACAGGAGCCAAGCCGTTCATTCCGCATTGAAGTTGCCGCTGATTCTCTGGTAGAGATGGACGAAATCGGAGAAAAGCAAAGCCGCACCGAGTTTATGACTGCTTTCGGTACTGTCTTGCGCGATGCCGTGCCTATGGTGCAAGCTGCCCCTGAGATGGGCGCATTAGTGGGCGAAGTGCTGCAATTTGTAGTTCGCACGTTTAAGGGTGGGCGACAGCTTGAGAATGTGCTGGAAACAACCATTGCCAAGATGAACGAGCCTAAACCCCCCGCCCCGCCACAGCCAGACCCTGAGCAGATGAAAGCCGAAGCCATGATGCAGGTTGAGCAAGGGAAAATGCAGTTGGAGCAGTCCAAGATGCAGGCCACGGCACAGATTGAACAGCAAAAACTCAGCACTCAGTTGCAAATGGAGCAATTCCGGGCGCAGGCTGATATTGAAAAGACCCGAGAAGTCGAGGCCATGAAGCTGGCTAACGAATTGGAGCTAGAAAACATCCGGCAAAACGCTGAAAACCAGCGGTATCAGGCTAGATTGTTGATTGAGCAAGAAACCGCGCTTAAAATAGCGCAAATTAATGCTGACGCTAAAGAAGACGCCAGCGAAGTAAAAGGCGCTGACTAATGGCTTTATTTCCAATGACTAATGCGGGCGCAGCTTTCACACTGGACGGGCCGCAGACTGTAGACCAGTATTTTCAAGGCATTCGCACCAAGGCTGATTTCTCTGCTGCGTTTGCTACGCTGTCAGAAGGTGTTCAGTATTCCAACGGCCTGCGCTTGCTTGCCAGCGGGAAATT